TTCGTTTGGGCCATTTACGGCGTGGAGCTGAAACTGACAACTTCCAACGCCACGGAAATCTCCACCAACTTGGCGACAGGCCCCAGAGGAACCTCCCAACTGGTGGCCCATGGCATAGGTAGCAGCCTGACAGGTAAGCACTTTGACCGTATCTTCACGGACGATATAGTGAACCCCCAGGACAGAACCAGCAAGGCCGAGAGAGACCACACCAAAGCGGTCTATCAGGAATTACAGAATATCAAGAACCGGGGAGGCCGTATCTTCAACACCGGCACCCCTTGGCACATTGAGGACGCTTTCACCCTCATGCCTAACCCCCAGCGGTTTGATTGCTACTCCACCGGGCTGATATCCAAGGATGAGCTGGAGGAGATCAGGGGGAGCATGACCGCCTCCCTCTTCGCTGCCAACTACGAATTGCGGCACATCGCCTCTGACGATGTGCTTTTCTTCAACCCGCAGACGGACGGCGACCCGGCAATGGTGGAGCAGGGCATTTCCCAGATAGACGCCGCCTATGGCGGGGACGACTACACCGCCTTCACCATCGCCCGCAAAGTGGGCGGGGTCTATTACCTCTACGGAAGACTGTGGCACCGCCATGTGGACGATTGCAAGGCCACCATCATCGAACTGCGGAAGCAGTTTAATTGTGGGCGTGGCTACTGCGAGGACAACGGCGACAAGGGTTATTTGGCCCGTGATCTTCGCCGTGAGGGTGAGAACATTCTGACCTACCATGAGAGCATGAACAAGCACCTGAAGATCACCACCTACCTGAAAGGTGAGTGGAAAAAGGTGGTTTTTGTGGCTGGGACAGATCAGGAATATATCAATCAGATTTGCGACTACACCGAAGATGCGGAGCATGATGACGCGCCGGACAGCGCCGCCTCTTGCCTTCGGTTGCTTTGGAGGGGATAACAGTGGGAATGATGCAAACGCTCGGTGACTTTCTGGATCGTCTGCTGAACCGAAGGGCCAAAGAGCTTTTCGGGGTGAAGCCGGTGTTCACCGTGGAGCTGAACGACTACCTTGACCGTTGTACCAAAGCCTATCGGGGCAACCCGGATTGGCTCAATGACGATGACGGCGTGGTGACTATCAACTTCGCCCAGACGGTGGCCGCAGAGGTGGCCCTGTTGACGACTATGAACGCGGAAATTACCCTCACTGGCTCCCCCAGAGCTGAATGGCTCCAGGAGCAGGTCAACACCATTCTGGCGGCGTTGCGGCAGTGGTGTGAATATGGCTGTGCCTACGGCACCGCTATCATCAAGCCCTACGGTGATGGCGTGGAACTGGTGTTGCCTGACCGCTTCCGCATTGTCGCCAACGATGGCGGCAAGATCACCGGCGTAGTCTTCATTGACCGCCGCCATGACCCCGCTTCTGATCGCTGGTTCTCCCGGCTGGAATACCACCGCATTGAGGACGGTATCTATACGGTCTCCAATCGGTATTTTCGGGGCGTAAGCGAGAAGGACGAGGGTCGACAGGTGGCTATGGAGGTCACCCCCTGGGTGGACGACGCCATTGCGGATGATGCCACGATAGTGGGAGCTGACCGGCTCCTGTTCGGTATCTTCCGCACCCCCGCCGCCAACAACAAGGAGCCGGGTAGCCCTATGGGGCTTCCTGTTTTCGCCACTGCGCTGGAGGAACTGAAGGATTTGGATGTGGCATATAGCCGCAATGCCGAGGAGATAACCGACTCCAAGCGGATGGTTCTGCTGGATACTGACCGGCTTTTCGCCACTGGACAGAACCCTCCCCCCGCAGGGAAGCGGCGGGAGGCGGCTATCCAAAGCAATGGCTTCCCCAAGTTCGTCAAGGCTGTGGAGGGCATGGGTTCAATGGAGCGGGAAGTCTACCATGAAATCAACCCCTCCCTGGAGACCGACAAGCGGCTGACAGGGATAAACGCCCTCCTCAGTCAGATTGGGTTCAAGTGCGGCTTCTCCAACGGCTACTTCGTTTTCAACGAAAAGACAGGCATGGTGACCGCCACCCAGGTGGAGAGTGACGACCGCCGCACCCTTCAGATGGTGAACGATATGCGGAAGGCCCTGAAAAGCTGTCTGGCGGACACCATCACCGCCCTTAACTGGTTCGCCGATGCCTACGGCCTCGCCCCGAAGGGCGCCTATGAGATTGCCTATGACTTCGCAGACCTCACGCTCAACGAGGAAGAGGACAAGGCACGGTGGTGGGGGTATGTGGTTCAGGGCAAGGTGCCCGCTTGGGTGTACTTCGCCAAGTTCGAGGGGTACACCGAGGAGGAGGCCAAGGCTCTGGTGGCGGCAGCGGACACGGAAGACCCCGACTTGGCGCCGGAGGAGTGATAGGCCATGCTTGCCCCCGATTATATCCTGAGACTGAGCGAAGGGGCCGAGGAGATCGCTTCCCAGCTTCATATTGACATCATCCGCCGGGTCATTCGGCGGGTCATGCTTCGATTGCAACGCAAGGACGACTATCTCCTGACCGCCATAGATAAGTGGCAGTTGGAGACCTTACAGGAGGCGGGCTTCTTGCGGGAGGAGCTGGTGGAGGAGATAGCCAAAGCCACCGGGCGGCAGGTGTCGGAGATCAAGCGGGCGTTTGAAGATGCTGGGGTGAAAACCGTGGCATGGGATAACGCTGTCTACAAGGCGGCGGGGCTTTCGCCTGACCCGCTCCTCAATTCGCCCACCCTGCTGGCCCTGCTGGATCGTGGCTACCGTAAGACCCTCCAAGAGTGGAGGAACTACACCGGCACCACGGCAACGGCGGCCCAACAGCTTTTTATTCAGGTCTGCGACCAAGCCTATACCCAGGTAGCCACCGGCTCCATTTCCTACACCCAGGCGGTGAAGGAAGCGGTGGAGAAGGTGGCCCGGAGCGGTGTGGTAGTCCATTACCCCTCCGGGTGGCGGGACACCATCGAAACGGCCACCCTCCGGGCGGTGCGTACCGGGGTGGCCCAAGCCTGTGCCGACATGACCGAGGCCCGCATGGAGGAGCTGGACTGGGATACCGTTTTGACCTCTGCCCACCTGGGTGCCCGATACGGTGACGGCGGGGAGAACTTCACCAACCATTATTGGTGGCAGGGGAAGTTTTACTCCCGGAGTGGCAAAGACCCGCGCTTCCCGCCCCTGTCCGTCTGCGGTCAGGGTGAGGTGCAAGGGCTGTGTGGCCCCAACTGCCGGCATAGCATTGGCCCCGGTGATGGGGTGAATAATCCCTTTGAACACTTCAACAGCGAGGAGAACAGGAAGCGGTACGATCTGGAGGAACACCAGCGGGAGTTGGAGCGCCGGATCAGGAACACCAAGCGGCAGGTTCAAGGCTTGAAGGAAGCCGTGGACAACGCTGACGAGTCCACCAAGCCCGAACTGGAGCGGCTGTACCAGAAGAAGGCCCGGTTGCTTCAGAAGCAGAACGAGGACTATAACCGCTTCTGTGCCGAGAACGACCTGAAGCCCTTACAGGATAGGCTCAAAATCGCCGGGTGGGGCAGGAAGCAAGCCGCCAGTGCTACGGCGGCGGCGAGAAAGGTTGACGATGAAAGCGCCCGCCTGTACCGTCTGGATCGTATTCGTCAAAACCGTCTTACCCAACACCCTGAATTGGCGTTGCCGGGAGTGGAAGAAGCCTTTGCCGCACCCGCCAAATTTGAACAATACCTTTTCAACCCGGAAAACCCGAAAGGGTGGGCAAAAGGCGTTGCATTTACAAGCCGTTTGGGGTATGATATAAGCAACTGGGAAGAACTGCGGGACGAGATACTGACCCGCTCCAAACTGTTCCCAGCTAAAGCTAAAACTAACCTTGGCTATGGAATTAGATACGAGCAATTACTAATTCTGTACGGAAAGACCGGGCGACCCGCCAATGTCGTGGCGGCTTGGATTATGGAGAATGGAACACCAAGACTAACCAGCGTTTACATCAAGGAGGCGAAGGGCCGTGAAAATTGAATTGTATAGCACTGTTCGCCTGAAAGATGGGCGGGAGGGGGCTGTTGTTGATATGGCTGGCCCAGACTATTACCTCGTAGATGTGGGATCATCGCCGGAAGACTGGGAGACTATTTCCGTCCATGTAAGCGAAATTGTAGAAGTCCTCTGAAAAAGCACAGTGTTGAAACACCGTGCTTTTTTCATGCCTATTTTTGGAAATCAGCACCCGCCGGGTGCTTTTTTCATACCCTCCGCCGAGAGGTAAAAGCGGCCCGCTGCCGAGCGGCTAAACCGGCTAAATCCATGCCGGAGACAGACCGGCAAAAAAAATTATGTAGGAGGATATTACCATGAAGAACATCATCGAAATCTTGAAGGACTTGGGCGTTACCGTCCCGGAGGACAAGACCGCCGAGCTGAATAAGCTGGTGGCCTAGAACTACAAAACGGTTGCCGAGTTCGA